GTGTATTAGCATCTTGCTGTCGAACTTCGGATTCTTGTTTCTCACGGGTCATTGAATTAACTGTCTGCTTCACAAAGCTTGCAAGTTGTTGCTGCCAATCTCCATTAGCCTCTGGGTCGTATTCAAAATCTTTGGCAGCTTGCTGAACCTGTTGGCTTGCCCCATGTTGGGCTAGCTGCGAACGCAATGATTCAATTTCAGCTTCATATTTACGAGCTTGTTTCTTTAAGCGCTCTCGAATTTCCTTGTTCTCAGGCTCTTTTTCATTGCCGTAGTCGTCATATTCATGCGTGGGCTTTGGTTCAGGCTCATCGGAGTCATCAGATTCATGAGGCTCATCATCAGAATCAGACGGTTCTTGCGGTTCATCTTCGCCATAATCGGGCGTATCAGGTTCTAGTTCTTTAACTTCTTCAGGCCCTTCTTGGTGTTGATTTTCTGGTGTTTCAGGATGTTGAGGCGTTTTGGCGCCCATCAACATATCGTCAATGTTACTTGTTGGCATAGTTCCCTCTCTATTTTAATTAAATCTTGTGCGTCAAAATCTTCACTAAGTTATCGGCATGTGCTATTGCCGAATCGCTTTCAGTCCTTTGTGTTTCTGCCATGTATCGCATTTTGCTTTCTTCAATCTCGCCCATTACTTGTATTTTCTCCGCCTGTAATTTCTCATGCTCGATTTCCAAATCGATTTGCATTTGCTGGGCTTTGAGCTGTAGTTCTTTCTCCTTAATCTCAATTTGTTTTTGTTTAAATTGTGCTTCCATCTGCATTTGCGCCTGTTGCATTTGCATGGCTTGCTCTTCAGGTGAGGGGCCGGATTGCTCGGGCATCTTGCCCGTTTTTCCGGCTTCAATAATTTGAGGAGGCACACGTGTTTTAAGTCTGTTTTTAATTTCTATAGTATTGTATAAAGGCAAATTATCTGCATATAAGTCAGCAACCAAGTTAAAGGCAGTGGGGTCTGCTTGCAACACTTCACGCAACGACTGAAGCGCTAATTCTTTTTGTCCTTCATAGCTTGGCCCTGGTTTAAGCCGTACTTCATAGGTTCCTTTGCGAATGTCATTTTCTACGCGCTCACCGTATTCGTCTTTTTGCTCATTGACCGTAATGTTTTTCATTCCCTCATCAGGTGTCATTAAGGCCATAACGCGCTCGGTGTCATACACGCGCGGTATCATTTCATTAACGATTGCACCGCCTGTTGCTATGGCTCTATTTATGCTGTTAAAGAAAACGTAGGTGGTATAACTTCCTTGTCGTGTTCTTGCATCAATTGCTTTTCCACTGGCTTCGTCTCCATTGTTACCCATCCGTGCGGGATATAACCCGGTTGACGTGTACAAATCCTCAATTGCCAGTTGATATTGTTGGAACAAGCTAGCGGATAATTCAGGTGGTCTAACTTGTTCAGGCTTTGCCCCACTCGGTGATTCGTCATAAGTGAGCATCCCTTGAATGTTATTGGGGTCACGCCAATTGCGTTGCGTGTCTAAGCTTGATACGTTTTTCTTACTGCCAATCCATTGGTCATAGCGACTGACTTTAAGAATGTAGGCTGATTGGGTTCTCAAATAGTTAATATAACGCTGGGTGTCCTTGGCATCTCCAAAGAATGAGCGACAAATTTGTTTTCCTGTTTTATCGTAATATGAATTGTTGTCTACAAATACAAGAGGTAATTGTTCGCTTGGGAATTCTGTTTTATCAAGCACATAATCACCAGCAATTTTATAATGCATTATTTTGTGTTTCTTGCTGGGGCGCTTGTCTTCAATACGAACTATTTCCCCATCTTCCCATAGGGTCATTAAATAAGGGTCGTTGTCGTCGCCTAAATCCATTTCAGGCTCAGGACTTTCCCCTGTGACGTCAACGCCGTTGTCTTGCGGCAATATATCCTCATTCCCGCTCATCCCAAAGCCATTGCTGCCTTGCGCTGGCATTGGTAAGGCACCTTCCATGCTGGGCATTCCTTGTGATTGCTCCATGCCAACATTGCCCGGCGTACCCTGCATTTGGCCAATCCCTTGTCCCATGATGGTTTGTTCCAGTTCCATCATGCGGTTGCGCTCATTGATTTCTCGTGACTTTTCAATGAGCGCATCCATTTCTTCTTGATTAAGCACGTTACCATTAGACAACTTATATAACATGTCTTTCTCATATTTTCGAACATAGTGGTCGATAATCGTTATCGCTTCACTGTCCGACCAGCTAAACGGGTCATCGCCTTCATCCGGTTGTACGGCTAAAGCAACTTCTTCTTCGCTGGCGGCAATATCCGTTTTGCCGATTTTCTCTTCGGTATCCTTCCCGTAGACTTCACGAAACTTTACGCGTGTCATCCTAGACACATAGCCACATAAAGTTCCATCCGTTTTGTTAACGCTCTCAGCTCCTATATCCCAATAGCAGCGCGTTGCGTCTTTAAAGTGGTAATAAACAATATCAAGGTCAAATGATTTGGCGTGCGAGTAATCAGTGCCAACACAAAACGCACCAAAGCCACCAATAGCCGCCTGACCCGCAGCGACTTGATAAACGGTTGCTGTGTTATTAGAGAACATGATGTCTTTGGTAATAAGTTCTCGAATGTGCGCGACCTCATCGTCGCAGTTAGTCATGGGAACAACTTGTAATTGAGGCGTGTTTTGTTGTTGTTCACCCAGCAAGGAATTAGACATGGTGGCTAGTTTATTGGAGACTAAAGGCACTTTTCGAAAGGTCTTTACCATGTCATCTTCTTCGTCTGCCGTCCATTGCTGGCCTAGAACGAATGTATGCATGATGTGGTATTCATCTATATTTTGTTTAAAATAACCTCGCCATTTTTCACAGGCAATGCGTGCCTGACGAGCGACCTTCTCATTGAATTTGGCCATTGCAATCCCTTGTATTTTTTTGTTAAGTAATCCGTACTTACAAATTAGATCAACATACCAGCCGTTCGGTCTGGTAGGCGGTTTACTTCATAGCCGCCATCAGAAATATATTCTCCACCATAAAACGTTAACATTAAGGCATCAGATGTATCCGGCGACAAAAGACCTCGCTTCTTGGCATCATCTTTACTTTCAATCTGTAATCTATCGCTTGAGTCATACTTATACCCAAGCCCGGTTAAATCAGTTTGTAGCTCATCACTGTTCGGAAGCTCAACTGGCATTTCTTGCACAAGCCACTCACGCATCATATCCCAAAGCTCAGCCCTGAGATTTTTATATTTATCAGGCTCACTGGCTTTGCGCGCCACATTAACACCCTCAACAATGTCATAACCCAACTCATGCAATCTATCGACAACGCCAGCTCCAATACCAATAGAGTCAATACATATATGCTTTGGATGTTCTTTTTCAATGATACGCCTAATAATACCCACAAGCTCCATCGTATCAATATTGTAATGCGTCTCAATAGCGGTTCGGTCATCCCCCTTACGTGCAGGGTCTAGCCCTATCACAAGATTAGATTGACTGTCAACCTTAGTATTACGCGCTTTTTGTACATGTTCAACCTGAATAAATGTATCAGTGATTGAAGATAAAAAAGCTTCATCATCAGTAAAAGGGTATTCCTGTCTAAACTTTCTACACTTCTGGTCATAATCCCCTTTAAAATCCTGCAATTTAATGCGACGCCAATTCAAATGGCCCGCTTTAAGTCCATTAGCGCTAAAATTTTCAAGCCATTCACGCTCGTCATCATGAGGAATAAAGCTTGCGTCTTCAATGCAATATTCATCTTGCCAATACCAAGGTACAAATATGGCTTGATAGCGGCTCTTTCCATTCTTGGCTTCCTGCCAATCCATATAGAAATCATTGTCTATGCCGTTAGCGGTTGATTCCTTAATAACCTCGGTATCATCCATTTCAGCAACCGTTTGAAGCAATCCCAAGCTGATTCTGGCCGCATCTTTATAAAATGCATACTCTGACAAGTGTAAGTATTGATTCGTCATTGAGCGCCCTATTTCAGCACTTCCGGCCGTACCCACTCGATAACCCGATCCAAGTCGGTCATACATTAACGTGTTGTCATTCTTTTTGTCGGGTTGCGCAAACAATCCTTGGTCTAAATTCTCACTGTAACGCTTAGTCATTTCAAAGATTGCGCGTGTCGCATCTGAAAGGTGCGTAAGAATAAATGCTTTCTTGCCTTTACGAGTAACAATCTTATGGAAATATCGTGCTTGAACATAGGTTGAAACGCCTTGCTGGCGTCCTTTTAAGATAAGAGCACGTATTTTCCCAGTGGCTTGATACTGTGCTTGTAAGCGCTCATGAATGTAAAGCTGGGCTCGATTGAATACAAAGTTACGTTGTGCCCCTGATTTGTCGTGAATAACTAAAAAGTTTTTGGCGAACAAGGGCAAAGATTTCAACACCAACACAAGATTTTCTTCAGACATGAAGCCTAAGTCCTTTAATCAATAATCAATCTGTCCAACAATTTCTCAACCAAACTCGTGTTTTCCGCCTTAACATCTTTGTCTTCTTTGTAATCTTCACGAAATCTATTCTTCATGGTGAATATCCAAGGAGCAGAGCCAAACTTATCATAGTTTCCCTTGACTCCATCAACCCCTAATTGTTCCCAGAAACGCTGCGCTTTTTGAAGTCCTCGTTCTATTGCCTCTTTAAATTCAGCGTGCGTATCTCGCCACTCATAAAGCGTGGTTCGTGTAATATCAAGCTCAGCACAAATAGCCGCTAGGCTCTCTCCGTTAGAGAGAACCTCTTCGGCTTTATTACAACAGTGCTCAGGCTTATATTTAGCGGCTCTTGTCATACAAAATCCCTTTATAGTGTAAGGATAAGACTTATGGGCCTGCTTGTTCGTTACGCTTTTCACCACGCATTTCGCCACCAGCTTCACCGGGTTCGCAATACTTAGGTTGCATCTTGTTTTGTTGCTCGACACGTCGGCCATATTCGCTTGGAACGCCGTTATAGTGAGAGTTTCCCTCAAATCCATCCTCAGAGGTGTAATCTTTAACGCCCGTATTACTCATGGTGTCACTCCTGTGAATATCATTATTAATCGATTAATAACTGTGGCAAATACATAGGCCGTACGTTAACACCTAATGCCACAAGCTAAAGATAGCACAAACAATAAGTTTGTACCAAATGTCAAGGTTTTGTGAGGTTTATGAGAAATATGAGCTTTTTTATGAGCATCAACTTATCCACAAAATCTGTGGAGAAACAAGTGGACAACGTTGTTCTAACTCAAGATATTATTAAGGAATAGGTCGTTTTATAACATTTTACAACCAGGACAAGTATTCATCATAATAATGCAACTCTTGATATTGCAACACTTGACATATGCATCAACAGTTGACATAATGGACGTACTACAACAAAGGAGATTTACGATGAAAACGTTAACCGAAGTAACACTATACGATTTGATGGCCGAAGATTTGGATGTGTGGGTCACTTCGCATAAAAAGTCTGGCTATAACTTAGAAATTGATGATGAAAACGGTGAGCCACTTGTCCGTGAAG